CATTCTATCGGTTGCCCTTGCGAAAAAGCAATGAGCATAATTAACAACGAGAACCGCGCAGACGCCGGCGCCGGCGTTCACGCGGTTATTCAGCACACCGGGGAAGTTTATGTGGGACTTCCGATCAATCCGGAAAAGAAAACGGCCGTTAGAAACTGGCATGGCGGCAGCGGACCGAAGGGAAGTTGTAATAATACCCATATCGGCGTAGAAATGACAGAGCCGGCCACGATTAAATATACCGGCGGCGCGTCATGGATCGAACTTTCCGACGGCAGCAACACGAAAGCGGTTGTTCTGAAAAATTACAGAAACGCCGTGGAATACTTCGCGTATTTGTGCCAGAAGTTCGGGTGGAACCCAGAGAAAGACGGCGTTATTCTTTCCCATTCAGAAGGACACGCCCGCGGGTGCGCCACAAACCACGCAGACGTTGAACATATTTGGAAAAAGTACGGTCTGACAATGGATCAGTTCAGAAAGGACGTAAAAGCAGCCATGGCAGGTGGTACCATTTCAGTTACAGGATCGCCCGCGGTTACAGATACGGGAGCGCAGGGCGTGAAGGCGCTTTCTGGTGCGGTAACGGTAATTTACACCGGATCCGACGGCCTGAACGTGAGAACAACGCCTTCGTTTGCTTCCGGGAATGTGAAGAAAGTTGTAAATAATGGCGAAGCCTTCACAGTTACCGGAATTTCCAAAGATGAAAAATGGTACCAGATCAACGACGGCGGAGCAAAGGCCTATATAACAGCCGTTCCGGACTATGTTTCGTTCAAGGCAACACCGGAGCAGAAGGCAAGCACAGCGGGAACCGGTTATTTCAGAGTAAGAAAAGACTGGAAGGACGCGGCAAGCCAGATCGGAGCCTTCAAGGACAGGGAAAACGCCGTGGAACTGGCAAAGCAGAACGCCGGTTATTATGTCTTTGACAATGACGGAAACAGGATCTACCCGGAAGCACCGGCGGCGCCGGTTGCTGCAGAATACAAAGTGAACGTGACGACTTCGGATCTTCGTATCAGGAAAGGACCGGGAACAACGTTCGACTACTGGAAGAAAGACGGAAAACCCGTCTACACGGGAAAGGGTGCTTTTACAATCGTAGAGGAAGCAGAAGGCCCCGGCGCTTCAAAGTGGGGCTTATTAAAAGCCTACGCCGCAGGCCGTAACGGTTGGGTTTCCCTTGACTACACAAAGAAAGCGTAAAACGTAACTATCAACAGTTCATGAAAACCCCTTGAAAGTCAGAAAAAGGAATAATATGTCACCGAACCCCGTCAATAAAAGGCGGGGTTTATTATTTAAAAAATATAACATATTCCGGAATATATATTGACATATTCCGGAATATGTTATATAATAAAGACAGTTAAGGAAGACTTAACGAATACATGGGCAAGCATAGAAAGGAGAACAACATGAGCGAAATGGATAAAAAGGAAATAAAAGAAGTCATAGAATGGTGTGACGAAAAGGGGCATAGCGAACATGAAATCTTAGAATTGATAAGACGAATTGTTGACGCGAAGCCGCGAGAAGAAAATGAATAAGAAATAAGGGACACAGAAAGGGCGGTGGACTTGCCAGAGCCGCCCGATCCGTTAAATTCATTATAAAAGGAATAAGACAAAATGGCAAGAGCAAAGAACGAAGAGTTTAACCAGATTAAATATCAGAACGAATTTAAGAAGGCAAATTATGATCGCGTGGAAATCCTTGTGAAAAAAGGAGAAAGGGCAATTATAAAAGAAATTGCAGCAGCAGCAGGACAAAACGTAAGTGAATATATAAATCAGGCGATAAAAGAAAGAATGGAACGCGATCAGCGCATGACGGCAGAAGAACAGGAATAATAAAAAGGACTATATAACAACGGGCGCCGGCCTTTCCAATCTGGAAGGGATAGCGCCCGCTGTGGTTATATAGTTATCCTTCAAGTACAAGATCATAGAATACATTTTCGGAAAGTATTTCTATGTCGTGGCCTTTGAGGATCAGATCTTCGGCCTTTTTCTGCTTGTTGCTTTTCCCATCCTTGATAGACTGGCAAAAGTCATTATTACCCAAAATTAAATAGTTCGTTTTCTTTGTGACATTATCGCCAACAGAACCACCAAAATCAACGACTAATTGCATAGCGTCTTTACGCGACATTTTTTCAAGTGTTCCAGTGAACACACACACTTTACCAAAAAGCGGGTGAGAGGTATCGAAAGAAATGTTTTCCGTAGAAATATCTTTAGCGTGCAGTTCGCTTCTTTTACTGGATAATTTGAAATCTTCGAGACTTTGTCCGGTGGCTAAAATATCGGCTTGCAATTTTTCAAAAATGGCGTTGCATATTTCACAATCAACGGCCGCCCTATGAGCGCCGGCGGTAGAAATTCCGTAATGATCGGCAACGGTTGCTTGCTTATGATTTTTTAGACCAGGAAGAATTTTCCGCGCGATCCGCATAACATCAATAAATGAGTTTGACAAAATAAGCGAGCGACAGTTCAGAAGATTGTCATATAAAAAGTTAATATCGAAGTTGACGTTATAGCCAACAATAAGATCGGAACCAACGAAATTATAAAATTTTTGCATAGTTTCTGAAATATCCGGGGAACTTTTCAACATATCGTTCGTAATGCCTGTAAGTGAAGTTATGTATTCGTCGATAGGTTCGGAAGGCTTCACAAGTGTTGAAAAAGTACCGATATTTTGGCCGGAAGAATATTTCATGGCCGAAATTTCAATAATTTCACAGTAACGCGGATCAAGGCCGGTCGTTTCAATGTCGAGTACGGTATAAGTAGAAGGAAAATCTATAACGCTTTTCCCCTTACCTTTTCGCACGACTTTTTCACGCGATCCGTCGGAAGTGGTGATATACGGGCGTCCGTCTTCGTCAATACCAATAGAAATAAACATATTTTGTTCCCCCTTGCGGTTAGATTTTTAAGGGCAGCAGGTAGAAAAGTTCGCGTTGCTGACCTTTAGCACAATTTTAGAAACTTTATGTGTTAAAGTCAAGAAAGTTTCTGAACATTAACACATAAAGGAGCCGCAACGAATGAAAATATATTCATACAGGGGAAAGAAGAACCTTTCCGGTGATAAAATCAGGGAAGCCAGATTGAAACAACGCCTTTCACAATCTGATTTAGCGGCAAAAGTACAGATTGCAGGCGTGACACTTGAAAGGGATAGCATAAGCCGGATCGAGATAGGAACCCGCTTTGTCACTGATTATGAATTAAAAATTTTTGCAAAAGTTTTACACGTAAATGTGGAATGGTTGTTGGAAGAAACCGAAGAATAACGCCGGGGCTATAATGGCCGCGGCGTTATTTTTTGAAAGGATCGAAGCCATGAGACATTTTTACCACCTGACACATGATGATAGAATAAAAATTGAAGCACTTTTGAAAGAAAAACACACACCGAAAGAAATTGCAAATAATATCGGTTGCCATATTTCTACAATATATAGAGAACTGAAACGCGGCAGGTATGAACACCGCAATTCTGACTGGACAACAGAAGAACGGTACAGTCCAGATATAGCGGACGAAAAATACCGGGAAAATTTGGCCGCAAAAGGTCCGGGGCTAAAAATTGGAAATGATATAGAATTAGCGGAGTATATCGAAAATAAGATTGTGAATGAAAAATACTCACCGGGAGCAGTATTAGGAGAAATCAAACACAAGGGAATTACGTTTTCTGTTACAATAAGCAAAACGACACTTTATAGTTATATAGACAAGGGAATTTTCCTTCATTTGACAAATAAAGATTTGCCGGTAAAGAGGAATGAAAAAAAGAAATATGATAAAGTGCGCAGAACACGGGCGCAAAAGGGCGATAGCATAGAAAAACGCCCGGAAGTAGTAAATACAAGAGAAACGTTCGGACATTGGGAAATGGACACAGTAGTTGGACTTCGGGGGAAATCGAAAAAATCGCTTCTGGTATTAACGGAAAGAAAAACAAGAAAAGAAATCATCATGGAATTAAAACGGCATACGGCCGCGGAAGTAGTTAAATCATTAAATAAGCTTGAAAGAAAATGGGGAAAAATGTTTTATAAGGTATTTAAAACAATTACCGTTGATAATGGATCGGAATTTGCGGACTTTGAAGGAATGGAGAAGGCAGCGCGCAGAAAAGGAAGCAGAGTGAAATTATATTATTGTCACCCATATAGCAGTTGCGAAAGGGGGTCAAATGAAAATCAAAACAGAATGATCCGGCGGCACGTACCTAAAGGGACAGATTTTGACACGGTGTCCGGCGACACAGTAAAACAGATAGAGATCTGGATCAATAACTATCCGCGCCGGTTGTTTAACTATGGAACAGCCGAAGAGCGCTTCAACGAAGAAATGGCAAAGTTAGAAGGTTGTTGAATATGCACAAAAAAGCAGAATGGAAATTGTGAAAAAGAGAGAACACAAAAACCAGTGATATTTTTTCGCATTTAACGCTTGACTTTTTATCAACAGATGTGAATATACGCAACTGTTGACTCTGTGCTTTTTACGGGATATAATTGGAAAGAGCTGCAGCTGTTGAAACCAACAGACTGCAGGTTTATCAGGATGCGGCAGGCTGCAGACAGCACTGTAGTATCCCAAGAGAAGCGAGAGGGACAGGCATATGAGCAAAAAGATTATTTTAANACAAACGGTACGAGTGAACTGTAACGGTGAATATACGCAACTGTTGACTCTGTGCTTTTTACGGGATATAATTGGAAAGAGTTGCAGCTGTTGAAACCAACAGACTGCAGGTTTATCAGGATGCTGCAGGCTGCAGAGAGCACTGTAGTACCCCAGGAGAAGCGAGAGGGACAGACATATGAGCAAAAAGATTATTTTAACGGGGGATCGCCCCACAGGACGTCTTCATGTGGGCCATTATGTAGGCTCTTTGAAGGAGCGTGTAAGACTGCAGAATTCCGGTCAGTTTGACGAGATTTATATTATGATTGCGGATGCACAGGCGTTGACAGACAATGCAGAGCATCCGGAAAAGGTACGTCAGAACATTTTACAGGTAGCGCTGGATTATCTGGCATGCGGCCTTGATCCGGAAAAGGCAACGATTTTCATTCAGTCGATGGTTCCGGAGCTGACAGAGCTGACCTTTTACTATATGAATCTGGTAACGGTTTCCAGAGTACAGAGAAACCCTACCGTTAAAGCAGAGATCCAGATGCGTAATTTCGAAGCAAGCATTCCGGTTGGATTTTTCTGCTATCC